CACCAGTTAATCTTGAACAAATTATTGATGATATAAATATAAAAAGAAATAAAGGAGAAATTTAATATGACTAACGAGGATAAGAGTACAGATATTGCAGTAGGGTGCCTTACTCTAATAGGATTGGTATTTTTAATGTTTATTACTCCATTTCTTAATTTTGCTCTTGGCGTAATTATTGGATGGATTATTAAAGTTACAATAGGTAATCTATTTATTAAGGGAATTGGAATGATTGGTATTACTCTTGCGAAAGCAGATATTCCTATCTTTTGTGGAACATTAGGTATTATTGGAAGTTTCTTTAAGACCAATGATTTTTCTTCAACTTTACAGGAAGATTAATATTATAGACCTCACATTAAGTGAGGTCTTTTTTGTTTAATTTATATTATTAATTTTTAATTATTATTAGACAAAGAAAATAAGAGGTGTTTATTATGGACTTTGATAAAAATTTAACCGAAGAAGAAATCCAACAAGAGGAACAGAACTGGGCCAAGGATAAACAACTACTAAAACGAAAAATTAAAATAGAAAAAGACAAGAGAAAACTAAACGATAAATTAAAAGATAAAAAAGAATTAACTACTACTAAAAGGTTAATTCTTTTTTTATTTATAAATTGTACTTTAATAGAAATATTTACTGGTTGGGCAACAGTAAAAAGCTTAGAAATTGCGGCAGCCTCTGAATATTTATCAGCTGACTTTAGTCCTCTTGTCGCTTTAATTGGTGCGGTAGTTGGTGAAGTTATTGGTTTTGGAGTTTATTCACTTAAATCAGTTAAAGAAAATTCTAAAGATGGAATTGTCTATGAATCTGCGATGAAGGGGCTAAATAGTGTCACCAGTAATGATGATGGACTTGGCGAAGATGATGATTCCGCAGTTGGATAAGAAAAAGGAGATAAAAATATGAGTTTTTTAATATCTAATTGGTTAATTATTATTATTGCTATTGCGGTGCTCGCTGCCGCAGGATATGCAATTTATGCTTTTGCAACAAGACCAACAACAGAGCAGATTGCAAAAGTAAAAGAATGGTTATTATACGCAGTAACAGAAGCTGAAAAAGAATTAGGCTCTGGAACTGGACAAATTAAATTACGTTATGTTTATGATATGTTTATCGCTAAATTTACATGGCTTGCTAAGATTATTCCTTTTGAACAGTTTAGTACTTTAGTAGATGAAGCTTTAGATAAATTTAAAACAATGTTAGAACAAAACGAAAACGTAAAATCTTATGTAGAAGGAGATAAGTAATATGGGATATACAAATAGTTCATTAATAGGATGTACAATCAAGAGCCCTAACCATAGTGGAACTAGAACTCATACTATTGATAGAATTACACCTCACTGCGTAGTGGGACAGCTTACTGCAGAGTCTATTGGTAGTATCTTTACTCCTACCAGTAGAAAAGCTAGTTGTAACTATGCAATAGGTAAAGATGGTAAAATTGTATTGGTAGTAGATGAGGCTAATAGGAGCTGGTGTTCAAGCAGTAGTGCAAATGATCAGAGAGCAATTACTATTGAATGTGCTTCTGATTTAACAGCGCCTTATGCTTTTAATAATACAGTTTATAATAAATTAATTGAATTATGTACCGATATTTGCAAGAGAAATGGTAAGAAGAAATTGCTTTGGTTAGGAGATAAAAATACTGCATTAAATTATACACCAGCAGCAGATGAAATGGTATTAACAGCACATCGCTGGTTTAGTAATACAGCCTGTCCGGGTGATTGGATGTACGGTAAGCTTGGTGATTTAGCTACAAAAGTAACAGCTAAATTAAATGCGGCAACCGTGTCTACAAGCGCGGAAGCTAAGACTAGTAGCTCTACTAAGGCAGCTACTACAACTACGCAATCAAGCATCGCCGCTTCAAGTTATAAAGTAAAAGTAACAGCAAGCGCGTTAAATATTAGAAAAGGCCCTGGAACTAAATATGCAATTACTGGTGTAATTAAAGATAAGGGTACTTATACAATTACAAAAACTTCTGGTACTTGGGGATATTTAAAATCTGGCAAAGGTTGGATTTCACTGAATTATACTAAGAAAGTTTAATATTCAAAGTGGGTAGTGTAAAAGCTACCCACTTATTTTTTTTGCTTATTTTTATTCTAATAAAAAATTTTTTAAAACGGTTTGACTTTCTCTGAAAAATATGATATAATAATATTAGAATAAAAAATAATATAGTTTACGAACAGCAAAATATGAAAGATAATTATAAAAATTAGAATATAAAAATTGACTTAATATTTTATAATAATTATATAATATAGGATCTAGATCTTGATTTTCTTTTGTTTTATTCCTTATATAAATATGTTATCATAAAATTTTTAAAAAGTCAAGTAAAAATTTTTAATTTTTTAATATTTGAAATTTAATAAAAATTATGTTATAATATAATAAAAGAAATAAAAAAGGAGTGTATAGATGGACAAGAACAAAAAGTTATATACTGAAGATTCAATCGAAAGTTTATCACCTCTTGAGTTCACAAGACTGCGTCCTGGTGTATATGCTGGTGATACAACTTATTCTACTCAGCTATTAGTGGAAATTGTATCTAATGCAGTTGATGAATTTAGATTAGGTAATGGTAATAAAATTGAAGTTATATTAGATAAAGATAAAGTTACTGTTCAAGATTATGGCCAAGGTTTCATTCCTAACTCAATAAGAGATGATGGAAAGACTATTCTTGAAGCAGCTTTTAGTGTGTTAAACACATCTGGCAAATATCGAGAAGATGGCACTTATGAAGGTACCTCATTAGGCTCTTTTGGTATTGGTAGTAAGATTACTACTTTTCTTAGTCATTGGTTAACAGTTGAAACTCATAGAGAGGGCAAATATGAAAAAATTATTTTTGAAGAGGGTATATTTGCGAATAGAGCGACCGGTTCTTGGGCAAAAGAAAGTGGAACAGTAGTAAGCTGGCAACCGTCGGAAGAGTTTTTTACCCATACAGAAGTTGAAATTAATAAAATTAAAACTTTATTTAAAACAATTACTTGCTTATGTCCTGGACTAACTATTAATCTTAATGACAATGGAACAAAAACAACTTTCTTTTCTCAAAATGGCTTAAATGATTTAGTTGATGAAGCCACAAAAGATAAAGAAATTCTTAATAATCGTTTTAACATGAATTTTATAGATGGAAAAAATAAAATGGATATGGTATTAACATATACATCTAACTATACTTCTACTATTGTTCCATATATAAATACAGGTTTAACTGAGTCAGGTCCTCATATAACTCAATTAAAAACTGCATTAACTAGAGAATTTAATAAATTTTTTAGAGAAAAGAAATGGTTAAAGGATAAGGATGAAAATTTAACTGGCGATGATATACAAGAGGGAATGTATATCGTATTTAATATTACAGCTCCAAGTGTATCTTATGATGCTCAAGTTAAAAGCAGAGTTACTAAAATAGATACAAAACCTTTTATTCAAGCTTTTATTGAAAATCTTCAAATTTGGTTTATTAATAATGAAAAAGAAATAAAAGAAATTGCGGATAAGGCAATTAGTGCTCGTAAAGCGAGAGATGCTGCAAAAAAAGCTAGAGAAGCTGTGCGAGAAGGGCAAAAGAAAAAGAAAGAAAAGGTTTTAAAATTTGATAGTAAACTTGCAGATTGCTACTCTAAAGATAGAATGAAATGCGAAATTTACATCACAGAGGGAGATAGCGCCTCAGGAAACTTAAAAATGGCTCGTGACAATGAATTTCAGGCAGTTATGCCAGTTCGTGGTAAAATATTAAACACTCAAAAAGCAACCTTAGCACAAATTCAGAAAAATGCAGAAATTATGACTATGATTGATGCATTTGGATTACATATTGATGCAAAAACAATGAAAGTTACCTATAACAAAGAAGATTTGCGTTATGGTAAAATTATTATTATGTCTGATGCAGACGTCAGTAACACGGCGTATGAAAAACTTTTCGCTTGATCAAGCGGGTAA